AAAGAACATATAAAGGAGATTGAAACGATGGAGAATAATAAAGTAAGACAGTTTATTGATTTACTTGTCAATGAAGAAGAAACAATTGAAAATGCAGCAAAGGTATCTGGAATTGGTGATATGAAATTAGTTGATGTTTTAAAAACTATTTCAGAGATGGAATTTGAAAGTATTAAGGCTTTTTCAAGTGCTGTTGCTGGTATGAATAGTATGAAGGAAGCTATTCATACAGTTAAGGATTTGGATGATGCATTAGTAGAGCTAAAGAAATCTTCTGAAAAGTAGAGAATATATAACTGTAAACAAAATGTAAATTGTGAATCTAGGAGGTGTATATGTTAAAGACTTTTGATGAGTTATCTGACGAGGAAAGTTTGTGTAAATATTGTTCAGCAACCGATTATGGGGAACATAAATCGTGCATTACACCAAATGGATATTATTGGTGCGAAGGTGCGCATTGTGAAGATGCTTACAGAGAATATTTAGATGATAACGAAACAAGTGAAAATGTTGTGAAATATGCAAGTAAAGTAATACTTACGAATAAGGAGGATATTGATGAGTACACCACTAAAATTTGAATTCGATTTTGAAGAGGTGTTTGAAGGAATTAAACAAGGTGTTATTAGAGAATTGGAAGAAATGAATTTTGATGCTGCAAAAGATAATGCTATCAATCAGATAAAGAGTGAAATTAAATCAAAGATAGAACTTACATACAGTGACGAAAGAGAATTAAAAGACGAGATAAAAAATGAAATCAAGGAAAGAGTTTATGATTCGATTATCAAAGAAGTCGGTGATAAATACGCTGATAAATTTAATGATTATGTAGAAAATCAGTTATCTAAAAATCCAGAACGTCTCAGTTCATTACAGAATATTATTAAATGCGAAGTGAGCGAGAATCTATATGAAAATTTGTATAGTTCTATAAGAAATGAAGTAATTGGACAGGTTAAGGATGCAACAACACAGTTATGTAATTTAATTGGTAACAATTCTGTCAAGGTTAAAGACTCTAATAAGACTATTAGCAAAGAAGAGTATGAGGATTTACTTGATAGAGATAGAAAATTAAGTGCATTAGAAGCAGGTGGAGTTGATAACTGGGAGTGGTATGGAGAATCACTAGCTCAGTATTATAACGAAGAATAGCACAAGAATTTTCGATTTCTTGTGAGGAGGTGAAATATTGGAGAAAGTAATTAAATATAGATGTTCTGAATGTGGAGAATTATTTGATGCACCTGAAGATGCTTTAGCTTGTGAAACAAGACACAAAAGAATTGAGAGAGCTAATGTGATGCTTAGGCATGGATATACATTAAAACAAATCAATGACGAGTGTGAGATTTGGGATTCTATACCAAAACATTTAGAGAATGTAAATACGGACAACTGTTTCAAAATCAGCTACTGGCAATGTTGTCAGCACCCTGCTTATAGAATTACTCGTATCTGTTTTGATGGAGAGGTAAATGTAAGAGGTTGTGGTTCGTGGAGTGGATATTATGGTGATCATCTTAAATTAAGTAGCAGTGACTTAATGAATCCAAGACCAAAGGAAGAGTTATTTATAGATAGTAGATATACAAGCAGATGGTAATTATATTTGGAGAATATTAAAGTGGAGGTAATTAAAATGACATTAAAAGATACAGTAGAAATGATGAATAGCAACGACTATAAGGAAAGGTTTAAAGCTGAGTATTATCAGTTAGAGATTCGAGTAAATGGATTGAAGAAGATACTTGATAAATGGGATAATGGAGAATTAGATTTTACTCCTACTTGTCCAAGAAATACATACAATAATCAGTTTGAATATATGGTTAATTATATGACTGTATTAGCTGATAGGGCAGCTATGGAAGGCATTGAACTGTAAAAACGTAAATTCGAAATTCTTTTAAATCGAAATAGAGAATATATAAGTGTAACAAGGCGATAGCCTAAAATATAAAGTTTAAAATTCAAAGTTAAAAAGGAGAGAACATTATGACAACAGAAAAGATGACAATTCACAAGGCACTTGCAGAGTTAAAAATCGTAGATGACAGAATTATTTCTGCAATCAATGGTGGTACTTATTGTGTAGCAAACAAGCATTCCAATGAAAAGATTAAGGGTGTGCCAGTTAAGGAATATGAAGGCGTTATGCAGGGCTACTACGACAAGGCAACAGACCTTATTAAAAGAAGAAATGCAATCAAGAGAGCAGTTGTTTTATCAAATGCTACAACAAAGGTTTCTATTAATGGTATTGAATACACAGTGGCAGAAGCTATTGAAATGAAGAATCATGGTGTAGAGTTTGATGAGAAGATGTTAGCCGCATTAAAGAAACAGTATGATAAGGCACAGGCTGAAATCCTCAAACAGAACGGTGATGACCTTGAAAAGAGAGCAGAACAGTATGTAATTGGCATTTACGGTTCTAAGGAAGGCAAGACTAATACAGATGATTTCGAGAAGACAAAGAAAGATTTTATCAATGCAAATTCATATGAGTTAATTGATCCTATTAAGATTTTAGACAAAATTAATACATTAGAAGAGAGCATTGCATCTTTCAAAGCAGAAGTAGATGCTTCACTTAGCACATCAAATGCTGTAACAGAGATTGAAATTAACTATTAAAGAGAGAATAGTTAATTAGAAGTTATTCACTGTTTACCGAAAACTTTAAACTACAACTCATCAGTCTTTTGCAGATATAGACTTATGTAAAGCTGAAAAAGAAATCTGCAAAATAATAAAAAATGCAAATTATTGAATTGATAAAAGATGATTAATTTATATGATTTGTATAATTTCAACTTACTACAGTACATAATTCGGCAAGATAATGGTGAAACCATTGGCTGATATGTATAACATCAAATATGAAATTATACTTTAATTATCAGATTGCCTACGATAATGATAGGTGTGTGCTGTAAAGTTTAAAGTTGTAAGACTCAAATAACAACGCTCAGAAGTTCAAAGTTTAAATTATGAGTCAAAGTTAAAAGAGTAAATAGTAAAGTTGTAAAGATTTATCAAAACCTTGATATACAGTTTAGCATAGTTGTATTTGGCTGTAAGCATCTGCAAGGCTGGTAAATGGTGAATAATTTTATATAAAACCTTGGGTGTTTTATGGAGTGTTTAAGCACTCCACTCTTCCAAGAGTGTGATTTATATGTTACAGGAATATTCGAGAGTAATTAACTTGAATATTCCATTAAACATCCAAGTGAAAGGTAATCCCAAAGGTTCACAAAACAATTGGATAGAGGCTATGGTTCTTAGCCGTTTATCAAATATTTTGATAATAAATGGTATTTTTTAAAGCCAATGAATCTGACAATTCATGAGGAGGTAAAGAATATGAGATTTGAAAAAGAGACAGAGAATAAAATTAGAGAAGCATTTCGTCAGGAAGATTTTCAGAACTTTATGTTTGAGGCAGTTTTTGGTGAATCAAAAGACGAATATGATGAGTTATACAGGAATGTATACAAATGGGAACTTAAAGAGATAGAGGATAGATTGGTCTATTTAGTAAAATCTCATATTCATCACAATGTTCCTATCAATAGAAATGCTATTGTCACTTTCATTATTGAAAATATAGCAGAAGATCTTGGTGGCGATGATTTGGATTGTAAAAATATAAAATTCTTTGCTTTCTGTAACCATCTCTACTACATAATTTTTGATATTGTTACTAAGCCATATTTTATGAAAGATGTAATGGATAAGGACAAAAGACAGAATTGAAATAAAACAGAGAATATATAGTTGGAGGTGAGAATATGATTCAAGTAATTGAGACAAATTTGAGCATTGACAAAGATAACACAATAAGAGATCATCAGTCACGAATTGTTGAAGTTGAAGATTGGGATACATACTGCAAAGCATTTGAGAAATACAATGGTGAAGCTGTTTATTTTAAGTCAAAGGCTATGCGTGGTTACAGTATCTTATCGAATTGCACAATGACAGATTTGATATATGATGACATTCATTTATCTTGTATGGTTTTACACCAATCAGGTTTTATTACGAAGAAACTTGCATATAGAATTGTTTTATAATCTATGACTCATTCGAGTCACAATTTCAAATAAAAATGAAAATCGAATAGAGAATAAATATATAAAGGAGGAAAATTATGTTTGCAGAATTTGAAGATGATATACAGTTTTGGGGATGCAATATTCCGAATGAAGTGAAAATGGTTATAGATTCAGCAAATGAAAGTGTAGACAAATCATTTGATAATGAAGATCAGAAACAAGCTTATCATCTTGGTGTAGAAAATACATTGTCTGTATTGAAACAGTTACTTGATGAAGGGTTAAGTAGAGATAGCATTACATTCTATTACCCAAACGCAACTACGACAGAAGAAATGGGTATAGAAGACATTAACAAGTGGCTAAAAACATTACCATATAAATAAATCACTGTTTCATTCGGATTTTGAGGAGGTGAGAAGATGTCACAGTTTAGATTTAATGAAGATTTTGCAAATAATTGGAAGTCAGGACAGATTGTTACTTGTGAAGAAAAAGAGAATGATTATTTAGTTGATAATGTGGCTCTTATTGAAAAGGAAGAACTTCTGAAACATGGTGAATTTATCACAATGAATGTTGAGATTTTAGGACATATGGAATCAAATGGCGCAGATGATTTATTTGTGTATGATAGAGATTTTAAACCAGGAGACACAGTGCAACATTTCAAAGGTGGTTTCTATAAGATTGTTGCCATTGGAACTAATACAGAAACAGAAGAAAAGATGGTTGTATATCAGAGTTTAAAGGATAAAAGAGTATGGATTAGACCATATGAAATGTTTATCAGTAAAGTGGATAGAGAGAAATATCCAAACGCTGATCAGTCATATAGACTTATCAAAGTAAAGATTACTGCTTAGTAATCAGTCTTGAACAATTCAGTTCAAAAATTCCAAAAATCAAAACTGAATAGAGGATATAAATATGGGTGGAAGAACAGCATACCCTTGGGTTTTTACGCTCAAAAATCACTGATTATACATAGATGTTTACATAAATTAACTTCTGTGTTCCGTCCTTTTTGGGCGTTTAGATAGATTGTTTTATTAACAATATTTATATAAATTTTTTAATTTTAAGGAGGACAAGTAATTTGGCAAAGACAAAGGAAAGAAAAGCATTAAAAAAAGGTAAGGCAGCATTCAATCTTATTGGTCGTGTAAAAGTAACAGACAAGACATTCAATCTTGACAATAGTTATGATTCTGGTTGGACAGATAACAGTATGTATGTAGGTGTTGATTGTGGAAACTGCAACATAGTATATGCAGAGATGAGAAGTGGTTTCTTCCCTGACAAGGATAATGTAATTCGTGCTTACAGTAAGGATGAGAAGGACGATGCAGGAAAGAGTAAGTCAGTAGAGATTGCGTGGGAGGATCGTCTTGATGAGTCTCTGTATGATAGCATTTCAGATTCTTCATTCTTAACAGTTGGTGTTGAGAAAGATGTAAAGGATAAGACTGTATATAAGAAGTTCCTCACAGCTTATGATGCAGTAGAGTATCTGAACGAGCATCTTGAGGACGGAATGATTGTAAATGTAAAGGGTACAATCGGTTACAGTGAGTATGAAGGTAATGTTTCTACAAAGAAAGAGATTACATCTATTGTACTTTCAAAAATTGACGATGAGGCAGATTTCAAGGCTACATTCTCACAGACAATTCTTGTTGATTCAAAGAGTATTGGAAAGAAAAATGATGATAAGGGTACTATGGAACTGACAGCATATGTTGTTGACTATGTTGGAAAGCCTAAGATTGACGGAGAGAAGATTGAAGTTAAGAAGAATGTTACATACCCTAAGACATTTGAAGTTGCTATCAATGAGAATCCAGAGATTACAGCTAAGATGCTTCAGAGATTTTTCAAGCCTAAGAAGGGTAAAATTACTGAGATTACAGTTACAGGTAATTTAGTAGAGGGTGGATCTACTGTGAATATTACAGAAGATGATATTCCTGATGATATCAAGGAACTTATTGAAATGGGACTGTATTCAGAAGAAGAAGCAGAGAAGAAGATTGCAGTAGGTAATGGCAATCGTGAGAGAAGAATGATTATTGTAAAGCCTGACATTACATATGTGGGAACTGGTGACGATAGAAAGCCTACTGTAGCATTTGAAGATGGCAAATATGATGAAGACGACCTTTATTTCTACGAGCAAGCATTACTTGATGCTGGTGCAGAACCAAGTTCAGATGATGATACAGATTCAGAGAATGAGGAAACTTCGTCAGAAGATGATGACCTTCTTGCAATGCTTGAAGGCATGAACTAAAAAAAATACGCTTGCCCTGTTTAATACAGGGTGAGCATTTTATTAAAAGAATATATACATTTTAGGAGGACAAAAAATTGGCATTTAGAAAAGCAAGAGAAGCAAAGATTGGTGGAAAATTTTTAGCATATGGTTATGAGGGTTCTGGTAAGTCATGGTTTGCTCTTACATTCCCAAAGGTTGCATGTATCGACTCAGAGACAGGTATTGCTCACTATGAGGGCAAGGATATTACATTAGCAAATGGCAAGACTTACAACAATCTTATTTTAGTAGACGACACATCAGACCTTGATGATTTAGAGGATGATATTGACGAAGCAGTAGATTCGGATGAGATTCAGACACTTGACATCGACTCGGAGACTAAGTTTTATGCAACAATGCAGGTTGGAGCTACAGAAGTTGAAGAGAAGAAAGCTCGTAGAAAGGGTGGAGATGTTGACGATACAGTAGTTTCTCAGAGACAGTGGGGACGTATCAAAATTATCAACATGAAGCTTCAGCAGGCTAAGATTGATCTCTCTGCAAAGGGTAAGCATGTTGTGTCAGTTGCACAGGCAACAGAAGTATATGAAGGAACAGGCGATAACCGTAAGTTAGTTGGCATTAAGCCTGATATGCATAAGTCAGTTAAATTTGATTATGACACAATCCTTGAGTTCTATAAGGAAGAGAATGGTGAGGATGTTCGTTATTTTGCAAAGGTTAAGAAGGATAGAACAAATGTAACTAAGGTTGGACAGATTATTGAGAATCCATCTTATGATATTTGGAAGGATTATTTTGAGTCAATGCACGATCTTGAGACAAATGAGACATCATACAAGAATGACTTAAAGACTTCTACAGATTCTATGGTTGACAAAGCTGAGAAAGCAGAAGAGTTGGCTGCTGAATTTAAAGATGTATTAAAGTCACTCAAGGATAATAAAGATGCTTTGCTCAAAGTAAACAAGCAGATGAAGGATAAGGATGTTTCATTAAAGAATCTTGAAATGCAGTCACCAGATACTCTTACAGAGTTAATTGATTTTGCCAAGTTACAGTTAGCCTAATTAAAATTATGCTCCGACAGGTTAATTGCCTGTTGGAGTTTTTAAGAAAGGATGATTTGGTAAATGAGAAATATAAAAAAGAAAGATAACAAGCAGTGGATTGAACTATGTGAGTATGTAAAGAAAGAAATTCTTGAATACGATGATAATATGAAATTTCCACAGTATCTTGCATTAAAGTTACAAGGTATTAAACGTGGCGAACATATAGCGAATAATAATCATGAAGCAAAAGCTAATTATGATGATTACACAATTTTATGTACTTTTAAGTTGTGTAAGAGAAAAATTGTTACATATTTACATGAAAATGAAAAGAAAATCAAAGATGAAAAACATAAAATCAATCTTATTATGAAAATGATTGAGCCTGAAATCAACGATGTGTATTTGAGATTACAGAATGTTAAAAAGACTGAGGAGAGAGTTGAATCTAAAGACTTCAATAATCAGAATAATGAGAATGCTGGATATGTAAAAAAGACTAAAGAGACAAGTGACAGAATGAAGAAACTGTTTTGAGGAGGTACTAATTGGCTGAGAAAAAAGAGAATAAAAAATTAACTCCTTATCAGGAAGAAGTATTAAAATGTGCAAAACAGATTCGAGAATACAAGATAATAGCAGAAGCTAATATAGTTGCTATTTTATATAAACAACCAGAATTAATTTTTGATTATACATTGCAGCTTGAAGATTTTAGTGAAAATACATGGCGAGTCTATTGGCAGATTGCAAATGACATTATTGTAGTAGAAAAGAAATCAGTATTGGATGATATGACTGTTGGTTTATATCTTGAAAAGCATCAAAAACTCAAAAAGGAATATGAGGATTATGGTGGATATGAAACGATTGATAAAGCCAAAGAGTATGTAAACATTAACAATATGGATGGGTATGTCAAAGAGTTATATAAGTGGAAAACAGTTTTGGAGATGTTAAAAAATGGATTTCCTGTAAATAATCGTATCAATGAATTCTGTGATATGTCTTTAGATGAAATATATGAAGAATATGAAGCAATGTTAAATCATATTTTCATCAATGCAGATGATGATGTACAGTCATATTCATTGGCTGATGGCATTTATGATTTAATTGATGAGTTAGATGCAGGTATTGCAGTTGGTCTTCCTTATAATAATATGGATATTCTCAACAAGGAAACTGGTGGTCAGTTACCTGGCAATATAACACTGATTGGTGGATTATCTAATATGGGTAAAACCACATTAACAAGATCAATGTTAATCCCAAGCACGATTAAATATGGGGAAAGGCTTGTCATAGCTGTAAACGAAGAAGGAATTCGTAAGTGGCAGAGAGAATTACTTGTATGGGTTGCAAATAATATCTACAAACAAGACTTACAGAAGTTTGTTGTAAGAGATGGTAAATATTCAGATGAGACAAAAGATTTGTTAAAGAAATGTGCAGATTGGATTGTTGAAAAATCTGAGAATAATATGCTTACTCTTATTCCATTTAAAAGATATAAGACTCAGAAATTCATAAAAGTTCTAAAAAAATATGCAAATCTCGGTGTTAAGTATTTCATTCTTGATACATATAAAGCCGATTCAGGCAGTCGTTCCGATAAGATGTGGTTAGATATGCAACAGAATATGGTTGATATTTACGACACAATTAAGTGCAAAGAAGAAGGTGGATTGGAAGTTCATGTAACTATTACATTCCAGTTAGCAAAGTCTTCAGCACGTCAGAGATTTTATAGTCAAGATAATATTGGTATGGCGAAAAGTATTGTCGATCCTGCAAGTACATGTTTAATGCTGAGAGATGTATTTGAAGATGAGTATACAGGTGAGAAAAATGCTTTAAAGGTATATAGATTTGATGGAAAAAACAATAAATCAAAAATACCTGTCAAACTGGACGAAGGAAAACATTATCAGCTTATATTCATTTGTAAAAACCGTGAGGGTGCTGCAAGTAGTATACAGATTGTATGCGAGCATGATATGAGTAGAAACATATTGAAAGAAGTTGGTTTTACTTCTGTTCCAGTTGATTTTTAAATTTGTGATGGAGGCGGTGAGCGTGTATTAATGCAGATGAACTAAAGGAATACATCATAGAAAATAATTGTATAGAACAGATTTTATTATCGTTGGAGTGTCATGGACTACACGAATATCCTACTGAATGGAGAGCCGCCTTACCACAAGGTAATAATAAGACTGCTATATGTGTAAAGAAAGATACATTATCAGTAGCGATTAGAAGTTCGGAAGAAAACAAACGTGGAGATATTTTTACATTGGTTATGACAATAAAGGGTATATCTTTTGGGAAAGCTAATAAATATCTCCACAATATTTTAGGTTTGAAATATTCATATAGTAAGAGTGACAACAAAGATAATAAGAAAGATCCATTAGCAATCTTCAAAAAGGTGAAACGCCAAAGATACACAATTGATAAAGATGTTCCAGTGTATGATGATTCATGTATGAAAGAATATACTGATTTACCATATATTGATTGGGTTCGTGAAGGCGTTATGCCTTTTGCATGTAAAAGATTTAACATTGGATATTCATATGATAGAAAACGAATTGTTATTCCTGAACGAAAGTGGGATGGAGATGACAATGAATATATAGGTATCAGTGGGA